CATTCAGTAAGGAAGTCCGGGAATCGTTGGGCGAAGAGGAGTTAAAGAAGATGCCAATATTGGGTAATTTACAGGTATGGAGTGAAAATAGTGAATCAACTCCGATCAGTTCAAATAAGGTACAGGATGAATTATCGGACCTGCCTTTTTGATGACTGATAAAGATTTTCATCGGCTAATGGACTTTGCTTTTGTCGGAGGCGGGATGATCCCTGTTTCCGTGAATGCGAAGGAACTTTTAGAGCAATGCGACAAAGGAGAGGTATTGTCTTTTCTCGAAATCACTAATAGGGATCTAAAATTTCACCGATGCTATTTTGCTTTGCTTAAATTTATTTACGGATATATGCCGGAATCATTCAAACGTAAAGTATCTGAAAGTAATTTTTATTTATTTCTAAAACATCTAAAAGGTCAATATAAGGTAGTTTTCACCTTTAAGGATGGGACTAATATAGTTGAATATGACTCTATTGCTTTTGGCAAAATGTCACAAAAGACTTTTGAAGACTATATTCGGGAACAACTTCCATGGATCTATTCAGATGTTTTGGGTGCTTATTTTGAAAATGAAATGTTAGATGGAATAATTGAAACAATTGAAGATGAATTTGAAAAATCCTTATCAAAACTATAAAATTATGAAAGCAAGAATTGCACATGAATATTCGGAGTTCGAAAAAAAACATTATTATTATTGTGATAATAGTAATATTTGGGTATGGTTTGGCATAGGGCAGAAAGTTCCTGATGACATAAATCTTTATCCCTTTATCCCCTGGGGGAAGAAAGTGAGAGGAAGGACGATTACAGCAAAAGACTACCATACTCTTGGTTTAAGATGTGGAGTTCAACTAATGAAATATTTTAATAAAAATGAATCCACACGTTAAAGTATATATGCAATATTTTGACTTTGTTTCACAATCAGAAGTACTGTGTGAGGCATGTGGAGGTCCGGCGGTTGATATTCATCACATCCATGGCAGAGGGAAAGAAAAGGATATTATAAGTAATCTGGTTGCACTCTGCCGCGAACATCATGCAATGTGCCATGATGAAAAGGTACCAAAAGACGAGATACAGCTCATACATAATTATTTCTTATCAGGCTCAAGAAAAAGATTTTTATAAATATATTTGCATATCAGAAAAATAGTTTATATTTGTAGTACCAAAAAACGTTACGAATGAAGAAAATTAGTTTTAATAACAAAACAGCCGGTTTCGGCAATAAGATCCACAACAGGTTTGGTAACGCTTCCCTTAGTGGATTTCTTATTCTCCGGAGCTGGCTTTAATATCTTAAGTATGGAAGCAGTAAATTTTGAAAACCAGGCAATGTTAAAAATGCTTCAGGATTTACATTTATTACTGAAGAACGGTAGGAGAGAGAAGGCTCATAATATTAGATTAAAAATTGGCCTTGACATAAGATATTGGGTTAAATTAAGGAATAATGGGTTAATAATCAATATCGGCAAGACATGTAGTAAACCAATTTATGAATGGGATACGATAGAACCAGATCTTCACATGGCAATTAAAATTCTTAGTAATGACGGATATCCAGAAATAGAAATTGACCATAATTTTTGTAACATTAATAAAAAAGCAGAAAAGAAAATAAATATTCCTTTTGATGATTTTTGGGATATTTATAATAAGAAAGTAGGGGATAAATCTAAATGTGAGAAATTATGGAATAAGTTAAAGGATGAGGAAAGAACTTCAATCATAAAAATCACACCAGGTTATTTAACGACTTTTCCAGAGAAACAATATCAACCATATCCTGAAACATTTATTAATCAAAGAAGATGGGAAAATGAAATAATACCAGCTAATTTTAAATCAATAACTGTAAATGTCCCTATTGAAAAATCAAAAGCTTTAAGTGATCTTAGTGATCAGGAATTATGGGAAGAATTGAAAAAAAGAGGATATATAATTGAAAATAATCAATTAATTAAAAAACATAGTTAATGTTTAGCATGAAATATTTTCTACATGATACCAGTGCAATTGATGACGAAAAAGTAACTGAATTATTCATGAAGTTTGGTTATGAAGGAGTGGGATTATTTTATGTGACACTTGAAAAATTAGCAAAACAAGAAAAACCTGTCAAGACAAATATACTAAAAGCACAATTAAAAGTAGGAAAAAGACTTGAAAAATGCTGGAACTTTATGGAACAAATCGGGATAATATCATCAAACAATGGTGAAACTTTCAACAAACAATTGCTAAACTTTAGTGAAAGTTACCAGATAAAAAAAGAAAAAACAAGGGAAAAAGTTAAGCAATGGCGTAACAAACAGGAAGATACGGGAAGCGTAACCAGTTACGTACCGGTTAGTAACCTTCCTAAAGTAAAGGAAAGTAAAGTAAAGGAAAGTAAAGTAAAGGAAAGTAAATATAAAGAAGAGAAGGCAGAATTTGATTTTTCATTTGTTGAGGATCCTTACAAAGAAATATTTTTGCAATGGATAAAATATAAGCGATCCCGGAACGAGATGTATAAAACGCGGGATTCACTTGGAGCCTGTTATCGTAATTTGTTAGCTTTGTCAATAAATGATCCTGGTGAAGCTTCGAAGATAATAGATCAGTCGATGGGTAATAACTGGCAGGGATTATTTCCTTTAAAAACAAATAACAAGCCCGGTGCAACAGACCCTAAGATGTCAACTAAATATATTAAGCATATTAAGCAATGAGTGATTACGATCTATACGCGACGACGCTGGTAAAAGAGATACCTGGTGAAATATTAAAAGAGATGGTTAACGTCTTTATAATTGATGCCGGGATAAATATGGGTTCTGAATTCACGGATAAGGCACTGGATCGGGTAATTGAGACCGTGCAAGGTAACTTCCGATATTTGCCGCTCTGTTATATTGCTTCTGCTTTCAAGAAGGGATCCCTGGGTTCTTTCGGTGCAGGGAGACTGGTCCCGAGGACTATTTACGGATGGATGATCGAGATAAGTCTTGAATATAGCAGGGATCAGGTAAGTAAGAAACGTGGCGAAATTGATTATGTGATGACATTTGATCTTAAGAGGTATCCTGTTGGTTCAGCAATATGCAGGAAGATAGACTGGTTCCGCTCCGGTCTGATCACTCCGGATGAATGGGATATGATTCCGCTAAAGGAGATGTCAGAATTAATTAGAGAAGGTGTTAATATTACTCCTGCAGATTTTGGAATAAAAATATGATCATGACAGAATATTTTATTATCAAAGAGGTCTGTGATTATTATCACATAACAAAGGAAGACATGAATTGTAAATCACGATTGAGCGAACTGGTTAAGGCAAGGCAACTTGTTATGTTTTTCTGCAGAAAATATACTTCCCTGACTTCAGGAGCAATTGGGAAATTAATTAATCGTGATCATTCTACCGTTCTATCAGGAAGGAAATCAGTCCAGGATCAACTTGACACGGATAAAGATTATCGCATGCAATTTAATGAGCTTAACGAGAAAATAAAGGATTCTATTTTAAGAGAGAAGAACGAAGCTGATTTGATAAATCAAGAAATATTTCAGGAGAATGATTTTTACAATAAACTATGAAAACTATGAAGAAACTTGAAACATTAACAGCAAAACAAAAGGCCCTTATTCCGGTAATAAGAGATAAGTGGCTTAGTAAACTATTTAGGAATAATAAAAAGATTGACAGAGAAAAATGTATAGTTTCCATTCAATGGTTATATACTTTCTGCAATTTAGAGAGACCTAAATATATTTTATTTATGGATTCTCCGTTTGCTTGTCAGATCGCCTGTAATATACTAGACTCAATAGTCAGTGATCAGGTCGAGGGTCAGATCACTGATCAGGTCGAGGGTCAGATTACTGAGCAGGTCAGGGATCAGGTCTGGGATCAGGTCAGGGATCAGGTTAGTGATCAGGTCAGGGATCAGGTCTGGGATCAGGTCAGGGATCAGGTCAGTGATCAGGTCAGGGGTCAGGTCTGGGAGCAGGTCAGTGATCAGGTCAGGGGTCAGGTCTGGGATCAGGTCAGTGATCAGGTCAGGGATCAGGTCTGGGGTCAGGTCAGTGAGCAGGTCAGGGGTCAGGTCAGGGAGCAGATCAGTGATCAGGTCAGTGGTCAGATCACTGAGCAGGTCTGGGGTCAGGTCAGGAATCAGGTCAGTGATCAGGTCAGTGATCAGGTCAGGGATCAGGTCAGTGATCAGGTCAGGAATCAGGTCAGGAATCAGGTCAGTGATCAGGTCAGGAATCAGGTCAGGAATCAGATCACTGATCAGGTCA